GCAAGAAAAGAGGCGCAAAAAGCGCCAACATTAAAATTATCTTTTTCATCGCCAATATTCGTTTGAGTAAAAATCGTTGTATGGTTTCTTTCGCTTGGGTTCAGTTAGTACTATCCCGGTTGTTGAAAATATCGAGGTATCATCGCACCCGCAATCGGTTTCAGGGCATCCAATGGCCGACGCTTGGAAGTAGGGGATATTGGCAGCACTTGCGCACAACCAATCTTTCATGCGCTTTTGTTTGACCTCAATTTTTTGCTTGAGGCTGTCTTGGTACATGGTAAACCCGGTCGCTTTTACGTTTTCCCCATGTTCATTGTTCATGTAGTATATGCCATTTGTACCCGCTTGCATGGATATGTAAGGCGCTGCCTCATACATTACCGCAAAACCGCAAAGCTGCTTCAAATGCAAATCCCAAAGAGCTTGATATTGCGGCGTTGTGAATACCGTCGTGGTCGTTGTGGTTGCTGTACCGTAAATTATTACCTCGTAGTTTGCACCATCGAAATGGGTGTCAGCATCAATTGTGATAGTAGAGCTTGAAATAGTGTAATTTGTAGAGGTAAGCAGCTTTTGCCCGTTCTGGAATACCGCAACGTTTGTATCTTGGTTTGGCGTTGATGAAAGGCCGGACGAAGCAGGCATCACCAAAACATTGGTCTGCGAATCTGGAAATAACTGTCGATTAGTTGGAACAATTGTTCCAAAGCTGCCCTTTTCAGCTTCCAGCACCGTATAAAAGTCTTTGCCTAACCAGTCCACCACCCACCTGTATTCCGCATCATCCAAATGGGGTGATACCAACGACTTGTCTAAGCGTATATCCGCCGGGTTTGGGCGTGCTAAACCGCCCGTTACGACCTCAGAGGCTGTTATTAACGACATCGGTTACCTGGTTTTGAAGTGGTGAATAGCCTAAGATCTCGCGTTTTTCGTTGGTAGTGAGGTTTGTTTCAATATCAATATCTCCAAAAAACGATACAGGCATGGAGTTGCCAATGCTGAATTGCACATCCTTGAATGCTGTATTCGATTCTGCCAAGATTGCCAAAAACGGGTTAATTACCCGCGAACAGAACATACTTTGTTTAGGCTTAATGACCGTATTTTGCGCGTACTCAAGCTCAAGCCTGAGCTGCTGGTTGCTACCTAGTACACCCGCTGTGCTGATGCCCGTTAGCACCTTAGACCAACGGGAAGCAACGACAATATTTTCTGCAGCTACGTTGCAAAGGTTCATAAACTCGCCCTCTTGTTCTTTTGTAAGGGGGACCCAATTGAGTTTGTAATTCGGATCGCGTAAGACCTGGGCAAATAGTTTATGATTGTTCCCTGTTCCGGTGAACTTGTCTTCAATGGCTTTAATGAGATCCTTTGCCTCGTTGTTGGTCATGCTCCCGAAGATTTGCATGATTCCTGAGGGCATGAAACCGTTTTCAAACTTGCTATCATTTAACCGTTGTGTACGGTATTCGATTTGCGCCCATATCCGGGCTGCAATCCATTCAGGTAAGCCAAAATAGGCATAACCTGGTGCATATTGTGCAAGGTGAATGATACTTCGCTGTGTCCCATCATCATGGTCGGAAAAAATCGGGAAAGCCGATATTTCTCGAAAACCCCGATCCTTGTACGTACTTGCGTCGTCAGCATTGAAATTTAGCGGAATGTCTTCCCAATTATCGTACACCCCAAATGCCCGTACTATCCGATCTTGCTCAGTGCGCCTGATTGCGAAGAAGTGAACTGGAACGTGATACAGGTAGCAAACCTGCTCAGTTCCTATCTTTGCTTTCACAATTTCCGCAAAGCAATTACCAAACGTTTCATAATCCTTTGTAAGCATCGTAAGTACGTCTTGCAGGTTTTGCCCGTGCAGGTTTACCTTTTCGACTGCTGTTTCGATGTCGAATAGTTGCTTTTCGTTGGTTACGGGTGCGGCTTTTTGGCTAGTTGAAATAATGCTGTTAGACTTGCCTAAAAATGGAATAAAGCCATCCCCTGCAACCATGCTTGTTTTGTCCTCGATGATGCGCCGTAGGGTAGGGGAATTGTTCGCAATTGCAAAAAGATTCTTTTGAAAGGTATTGTTTTGAGTAAAGAAACGTACCCACTTTTCGCCTGAATCATCCAGCTTTTGACGGTTCGGCTCGTTGTAGATGTCCTCTTGGATTAACAGCGTATCGTTTGTGCTGATACGGATAGCTGAGGACGCTAAGTACTGTTTCTTAACCCGCCGATTGGCATTGGCTGAATTGTTTTGCATAGAAAAATAGTTAAGGCGGAGGCCTGAGCGACCCCCGCCAACTTATATTACATCGACCCTATTAAGTACGTGTAGCCATAACAGCAGCACCGTTATTCAGCACACGTTCTTTGTTTTTCGTGGTACATGTGAACGTCAACGTTTCGTTATTTGGATCGGTAAACAGCGTACCTGTTGATCCCTCCGAGGTAGTCAATCGGCATGGCCTAATCTTTCCGCCAACTGTTTCAACACCCCAAATCCAGTAGTTACCCGTATTTTCTACGTGAACAACGGCCAATCCGCACGCATTTTTAGCCGCGTTTTCAATAAAGTTACGCAAACTTTGATCCCGGCAGTTAATGATGCCCGTCAAACTTTGCTCATAACTCACCGATTGCGTAACAGGATCTTGTGTCAATGTGCTGGTGAAAATACCACTGTCATCCCGGTACTGAACTTCGTAAAAATCATAAGCCGTTGAAGCCATGTTAATTGAAGTCACCGCACCGGATGCGTTGATCGTAATCGGGTTGCTTGCACTCAACTGGTTGACGTTTGCAAGGTAGGTAGTACCAATGCCCCCGGGGCATGTATCAACCGTGCAATTATTTAACCAGCCGCTTGTTAATAGTCCCATAGCTATTTTGATTTAATAGCCGACCGAAATCAAGCTAGGGTGAACGAAACTTGTACCAAACTTGAAGATCGTTTTTGCCTTCATCTTCTCATCTTCATCGTTGAACCAGATCTTAAACTGTGCCTCAGGATTTCCGCTTGCAATGTCGGTGGCAAAAACCTTGTTCAATCGGGTAGAGTATTCAACCAAGTGGTTATTGGTTGTTCCTGTCACCTCATCGCGGTAAATGTTCCAATCCCAAAGGCCGTTTACTTCGATTCCTCGGAAGTACAACCGTTCTGCTCCATCAATCAACATCATACGGCCGTCATCGCCACCGCCATTGTTTTCCAGATCATTCCGGTATGCTTCCCAAACGTCGCCGGAAACGTTGATGTATTTTAGGTTGTTTGGTAGTCGCTTTAAGCGTACATCGGCTTGATCGTATACGTCTTTCAGAATTGCAATCCCTCCATTTGATGGAATTGCAGCGCCTGAACCTGTGTTGGTACGTGGAATAAGGTCAAGCGCGACCAATTGTTCGTACTGTTTCCAAAGGCCGTCAATCACACTATAAGCTGGAAGCAAAGACGCCTCGTTGCCAAAGTACATCAACCGAACAATATCACGGCGTACCGCTTCAATCATTCGCGTGCGGATGATGTCCCCCAAAATTGTATCGTTCAATTCTGGAAAACGCACGCCCCGGTTCATTAGTTCCTCCAAAACGGTGTCCTTAAATTCGTCCCAGCACTGAGCGATATTCGCCTCAGCTTTTTCTACCGTAACGTACCGCTCATAAATGTTGAAATTGCCAACAGGCTTGAATCCGCAACCCGCATAACGGCGTACGATCATTTCCAGGTCTTCGACAAAAATCATTTTCTTTTTTGAAACCACCGTAGGCATTATGCGGAACTGCTGCATAATGGTCGGGTCTGTGTAGACTGGTTCCAAAAAGATTTCGCTTGCTTCTGATCCCCGCAAATCAACGGAGATGCTACGCATATCAACTGCCATGTTTTCGTTGATTTTTAGGTTAAAGTATACGCAACTGGTGCGCTTGAATTAGTTACAATTTTTGCTTCACCAATTTCAAACTGGAAGCTTACGGTACTTGCGCCGCTGTTGTTTGCAGTTTCAAAGATCACAAACCAACCCATTTTGGTCTGCAAGCTTGATGTATTAACGGTGAGCGCGGTAGTTGCTGCACTAGACTGGAATGCAGTTGTACGTGCTTCGCCGCCTTCCTTATCGTACACTGCAAAACGCAGGTAATCCGTTGCGGTAGTAGCACCCGTGGAAGGCGTGAAAATGATTGCATCACCCGCTGATGTTACCCGCCAGGTGAAGGCGACACTGTGCCGGGGGTGCATGGTTGACAGCCCGTACAGCCGTTCCGCATTTTCGGATTCCGCGTACGGGTTGGTACGGGCTAAACCTGCTTGCGTAACGTAACTGTTGCCCTGGGTGTACCCATTTGCATTTGCTGTTGGCATGTTAGTTTTGCTTTAATAGCTCCACCAAGGGGCTAAGTTTGGAAATGAATTTGGCCTGTGCCGCGCTTGGCTTGCCCGGTGCTGGTTTGCCGTCGCTTTGACCGCCACCGCTTGGAGCGCCAACCTTTGCTTTCAGTTGTGCTTTCAGTTCGGCAATTTCTTGTGCCATCAGTGCCATGCCATCGGTCACATCGCCAGTTGTAACTTCGATTGTTTCGGCTTGTTCTTCGATGCCAATCGCCTCGGTAATGGAAAACCCAGCGGCTTCCAGAACGGCGCGTGCGGCATCAAGATCCATTGAAGCCTGTGGAGCATCGGGAGCATCCTCAACGCCCAAGGCTTTTTGAATAGATTTGAAAAAACTCATGTTATCAGTTTTGTTGATTAATGCGGCGGGCGTGTGACGGTATTGGGATAGCCTGTTCTGCATGGGGATGGCATTTATTTGGTTTTCGTATTGCCCGCCTGGAATTACCTCGTCAATGAAACCAAGTTCTAGTGCTTGCTGCGCGGTTAGCCACGTTTCGGCTGCCATCATTTCCTTTACACGCATAGAGGTGTTACCCTCGGCTTTTTTTCTTTTTTGAATGCTATCGACGTAGAACTCGACAAGCATGTTATCCATCTTCTCCAGGGTGTCGGCTGTGTTGCGCATTTCATCCGCAGTGCCTACTGCCCCGCCCCAAGGGCTATGGATCATCAGGAAGCTGTTCTTTGTCATCTTGACCACGTCACCGGACATAAGTGGGACGGTAGCAATTGAAGCAACCAAGCCAACGCCCAATGTTTCGACCTTTCCGGGGTACATTTCCAGCATCGAACCAAGGGCAACGCCTTCAGTTACGTCGCCGCCGTCGGAAGAAATAAGTACACGAACGTTACCGCCGTTGGCAGCATCTAGTTCGTACTTGAGGTACTTTTTGTTGTAGCCGTAATACTGCCCGATCTGGTCAAAAATGGTAATGTCCTGCACTGTGCGTAATTTGCAGGAAAGATAGGCGGGTTAGAATTTTACTTTTGCCTTTTGAGCCGAGTAAACCTATATGCGCCGGGGGTTTTTAAGGTTTCCCTTACGTGGGAATAAGAAAATCCTGTTTTCTCACAAATAGATTCTATGACATTATTCCGTGTCTTACATACTTGCAACTCGCTTGGGTAATATTCAATTATCATATAACGGGATATTATTTTTTCATGTATCACCCCGCGCTCAATCAGGTATTCCAGTAGACTAACGTCGGTTGGCTCCGGTGTGGCGGCGTGGTACTTTTCGAGGATCGCCGCTATAAAATCATTGTTCAATTCTTGCTGCATATACCATTGCGATTCTGCGAAACAACCCAATCACCCGCATACGGCACGCGCTGCACGTCATGTCCTGGTCTTCGCGGTCTACGTAGTCATTCCAGATTTTAAAAATGGCCGTCAGAGTTACTTCATCAATGGATAGCACCCGGTACGTTTTGTTTGCCAGTTCGATCACCCGTGCGTGTAGTTCCTCAGGGATACGGTCGGCTAGTATTTCTTCCATTGTTGCGGTTTTTTGGTTGCAGTTGCACATAATGCAAATTTACTGAATTAATATTTTGCAAGTTCAAATTTTTTACTATCTTTGTTGCAGTTCCTTGGGTGGAGTGATGCACAGCCAAGGAACGCAAATTAGCAATTAATTTGCTAACCTTGGCTGTTCGTGCATCACCGGACAGCCATTTTTATTTTTACCAATATGAAAATCGAAAAAGTATTTGTCACGCCTGATTTTGCAAAATCAATATTGGCGACCGGGAACGTAAATAATCGGCGGATTGCAGAGCCAGTAGTAAAAAGGTATGCTGCACAAATGGCAAACGGAGGATGGAGAGAAGACACGTGCGAACCTATAAAGATAGCAGAAAATGGAAGGCTTTTAGATGGACAGCACAGGTTGCTTGCAATTGTTAGGGCTAACACAGGGGTTTATTTACACGTGGCAACCGGGTTAAATGAAAATATTTTCGATGTAATTGATACAGGGAAAAAAAGAACTGGCGGAGATGCACTGAGTATGATGAAAGTAAAAAATGGGATAACCATAGCAGCCGCAATACAGCTTCAAGATTGGGCATCTAAAAACAAAAATTCCGGAAGGAGCCTCCTTTTGAACCCAGAAATAGTCGAACATTATTTAAAGGATGCTGATTTATGGGATGAATGCGGGGCTGTTAGCCAAAAACTAAGCAAAGATTTTAGCAGGGCATTGTCTCAATCATGGGTTTGTGGGGTTTTATTTTTATTTGCTAAGATCAATAAGGAAGATTCATTTGAGTTTGTCCAGCAAATTTGTACTGGCAAGGGCATAACCAATGACACAATACACGTGCTGAGAAAGCGGCTAATTGATTCAAGAATGTCTTCACAATACAAGTTAGAGGACATTATTAAGCTTGCATTTATTATTAAAACATGGAATTGTTTTAGAAAAGGGAGTGAGCTTTCAATGTTAAAATATAAGCCAGTTGATGAGCAATTCCCAATGCTATTATAGCTAATTGATTTATTTTGCCACACAACCCGGGCATACAACCCGGGTTTTCTTTTTCTACAAACTTGCATTCACCCTCAACGAATCCCTTTCAGCCAAATCCCGCGCCACATCATCACTCACCACATAGGCTTTGATATTATCAATCCTCCGATTAGTCGCCTCAATCAACTCAATCACCCTGTCACTTCCCCCCGCCACAGTTGCCGCAATGTTAGGCGCACCAATTGCCCCGCCGTCAGCAAAGCCGGGAACGCCGATAGAACGGAAAGTACCCGCACCACCTAAAGCAGATTGTTGCCGCTGGTTGAGGACGACCTCGCCACGTTTTACCGTTGCCAAAACGTTGTCCCCGTTTGACCGCGTTGGCATGTTCTGCCCATCCGTTACCCGTCGCCCGCTAATCCCAACCACACCACCCGTTGCAAGGGGCTGTGCTGCGATTGCTGCCACCTGTGCGGCCGCAAGTACGCCCGTAGTAATTACACTAGGCAAGTTAAGCGGAAAGCCAGGAGGGGAGGCTAATGCCCGTACAACGGCTAACGCCCCCTGTACTGTGGCTTGGATAATCGCGAGGTTCTTTTCTTTCTTCGCGGCTTTCTTCTGTGCCTCTTCCGCATCTTGTTCCGCTTGCGCACGTTGGCGTTTTGCCGCGTCTATCTCTTGCTGAATCTGCTTTGCCCGTATCCTTCCAACTCCCTGCTGCTTTTCTTCCAGTGCTGCTATATTTGCATCAATGCGCTCAATTTGTGCATCAATTGCAGCTTGTTCTTTTTCTGCTCTGATGTTCTGGAAGATTGAAATAGCTTCAAGCGCATTACCTAAAGACTCTTCAATTTTGAATTTATCAACAAACTCTACAATATCTTTAGCAATTTTATCTACTTCTTTCGCAAAAGTACCTACAATTTTACCACCGATTATTTTAGCAGTAGGGACTATCTTTCCTTCAATTTTCTTAAACCCAAATTCATACTTTTTTGCTAGGTCTTCAAAACTTTGTTCTGACGGTTCAAATCCTGCAACAATACTATCTGCAAGACCTGGAAAACTACCCTTAATTTCAGTAGCCGACCCAAGCCCCGAAATAATTGTATCAGCAAAACCGGATGTGTTGACCTGATCGGCTACAAATTGTAACTCTTCCCCAATACCGGATATTTGCGCCCTGAATGATGCCCGCGCTGCCTTTTCGATTACTAGGTTTTGCGCATCTAGTTCAGCCTGTATGTCTTTACCGCTCTTTTTAATTTCCGTTACAAAGCCCTTTTTATACCCAGCGGCTGCCGCTGCTGATGCTTTCTCCGCCGCTTTTGCAGCCGCCGCCTCATCTACTTTACCGAATTGGAAAACCTCACCTTTGCCTTTATTTGCTAGGTCAATGAAGGTTTTGACGTTTTTGACCTCCCTTGTAAATAGTTTTTGAATTGGCTTAGTGAGTACGTCGTAAAATTGGCCTATACTTTTAATAGAGCCGTCAAACGTACCTTTTATTGATGCAATTATCGACAGCAACGAATTAAACGGAAGTAAGGACGCTTCACCAACCTTGTTTAGCACCGAAAGCGAAGAACTAAAATCGTCTGCCTCAGTTCCTGCTATTCCTGTAGCCCGTCCAAAACTTCCAATTATCTCAACAATTGGAGCTAAATTTTCCTTTAAATCTTTAAGATTTTTAATTGAATCGCGCGCACCATTTATTAAGCTTAAAAAGAAATCTTGAACTTCAGGTGATATAAAGAACTCCCGCACATCATTTTGTAGTCTCTCATACGCCCCGGCTAGGTTGTTGCTTTTGACCTGGGCTTCACTTAAAAGTGAGTCTTGTTGTGTAATAGCCGTATTGGCTGTGTTTATATTTTCAGATAGCCTAACATTTGCTTGTCCTAATTTAAGAAATGCCTCTAGCTCTCCAGCACCCGTTAATCCTACCGCTTTCAAGCTTTTTGATAGTTCGGTATTACTTTTTGTTAGAACAACGTTTCCATCTTCGCCAATTTCTTTAAGGCTCTTGTTTAGTTCTTTGTTGTCCCCCGCAAGTCCAACCGCTCGGCTTGATGCAAGTTTCAATGCCCCAACAAGATCGGTGTTAACTAGATCGGTAAATGTTTTTGCCTCAAATCCTGCATCCTTTAAAACCTCCGCTGAAATTCCAAACTCTCTTGCAAAAAGTTCTGAGTCTTGCGTAAGGGCTTGGAAGATTCGCCCGGTTGCCGTTCCGCCACGTTCTGCCAATACACCCAACTCTTCCAGCGTCGCAGAGATACCAAGGATTTCACCGTTTGTAACCCCCAGCGGCTTGGCAAGTGCAGCAATCCGACCAGCAAAGTCGGTTATACCCTGCGCACTTGCTGCTCCTTCAGCCGCCAAGACGTTAAGCCCATTACCAAGGTTCAGAAGGTTTTCGGCTAGTACTTCGCCGTCCGTAGTGGCACCGAATAAGACGTTGGAGAGCTTTCCTACTTGATCTGTAACCTCTTCAACCCCGCCGCTAAAGTCATCACCCAAAGCGACCGTAAGTGTATCGATTGCCTTGGTAAATTCCAGCACACCTTTCTCCCCCTCAACCCCAAGGCGACCCGCAACGGTGGATATTTCGAGTAGGTTTTCTATGCTTGTGCGCGTGTCTAATTCTTTGAGGCTTTCGGTTAGGGAGCGTACCTGTTCCTCGGTTAGCCCGGTGGTTTTCCTTACATTGGCTTGTAGGTCAGCAATATCTTTGTTAAGCTCAAACAACTCCTGAATGCCTCGCTTTGCCAGTTCTGCAAAGGCCACAAACCCGCCGCCAATCAGGCCACCAGTTAATGCGCTGCCGATGCCAGTTAACGCGCTGCCATAATTCCCCACGTTGCGCTGGAACTGCCCAACACTACCGTCAATATCCTTTAGCTTGGTATCTAGTTTGGTAATCTGGCGTAACAACTGCTGTGCTTCCTCGCTACTGCCTTGTTCCGCCGCTGCCAGGTCTTTGTATCGCTTTCGGGCTTCGTTCAGTTCGTTAGATAGTTTGCTATACGCCCCGCTAGCCTTGTCTGTTGCGGTCAACTCGGCTTGTCTTGCCTTAACCGATTCCCGCACTTCCTTGTTGACCTCGTTTTGACGGGCTTTGAGGTCGACTAATTCATTTTCAAGCTTACGGATGCTATCAACATCCTCGACTTTTTTAAGCTCCTTTTTTATATCAGCAATAGCCTTG